AGGTATTGAGCCGTTTTCATCTTCGATTAATGTTATTTCTTCAAACAATGGCACAGAAATCATTAAATATGCTGTATGTTCATCGTTTTCTGATACATCAATGTCGGGATTAATACCGTCGAAACGTTCATCATTACTATTTTTACTCTCCAGCCAAGTCATAACTAATGCAAAAACCAGCGCCGGATCGTATGTTCGATATGGGAATTCATCGAACGTTATTACCGCATCATATTTTAATTTTGCGCACCGTAGCTGCCGCATGGGACTTGCAGTTATGAGACTGAAACAGCGGTCAATCTCTAAGTTGTCCATAAACGATGAAAATTTTTGACCACGAAAAATGGGGGTCGGCAAATTCTCTTTTAAAAACGTTGTTAATTCATGTATCAAACTCATATCAAATAAACCCCGCAACGGCGTAAGCCCAGTAGTTTACGAATTTCCCTTGCGCTTTCTGCTAGTAGTGCTGTACGAGTTTCTTTTTCGCTTTCACTAATTTTATTGTCACGACTAGATATGCTGACAAACTCGCCAATTAGATCCGCTTTAGCTCTAGCAAAAACTGCTTTTTTATAAATAATCACTGTTGATGACACCTGATCAACGCTGATTACTCCACAATCATTTGCAGTATTGATACCTATTGATAACTGTTGATTTTTATATCGTTCTAACGTTAAATTAATTTCAACAACCGCAGATACAATTGCATCCCTTAATAATTGGTGATTGATGTTTGGTGACATAGATCGCTCTATTTGAAACTCTGATAATATTAAATCAGGCCAAAAACCGTCATTTTTGATAATGACTGCTGATTGTGTTAAATCTTGTCCACTAAACATAAATACCTCTAAAAAAGCGCCCGTCTGCAAACTTTGAATATCAGCAAAATCAATGCATACTCTCATTTGCTGGGCGCTGGGGGTTGCGTGTAGTCTGTTATTTACTTAATGCGTTAATTCGTTGCTCAATATTGCCAAGCATTGTTTTAACGCCTACTTTGGCATAAATATTTTGCGCCTGAGTTAATAACTCTTTTGCCTGATTTAACACCTCGATATTATCGATTCCTGTGGCTTTGGGTGCGCCGTTTTCATCACGCAATAGATATAAACCGGCGAACTTGTACCATTCCGCTTTATCTGATTCATAAATTCGCCATTTAGTTTTTATCAGTTCAAATACTCGGCTAAAATATGGCTCGATTGAATGCCCGTTAGCTGCTGTTATTTCTACCCAATCAAATACCGATCTAGCAACAAATCCGGGCAATTTCATGCCCCAGCCCTTAGGGGTGTCTTGATTTTGTTCGATTGCGATCTCTGCCCAGTCCAGCCCTTGATCAAGTTGTCCGGTATCAAATAACCAAACAATGCACCAAACAAAAATAGGGTTGGGGTAGATTTGGCCTTCTTGTAAATATTGTTCAGCTTTTGGCAGCCATTTTGGTAATACAACCTCTAATTTGTATTTATTTCGTTCGGCCATGTCATTACCGAATGTGCGCAGATATTCAATATCTCGCTCAAGCTCTGGGATAACAACATGCAAGCTATCTTTTGAATCAACCACCGATTGCGGTTTTTGTTGCATCTCTGCTATTTTTATTCGGTGTTGTTGAAATGGTGATAAAACAACAGTCATAAAATTACCTTATTTGCCGCAAAATGGCGGCGTCATTGAATTAAACAAGGGATATTGCGCTTTCATCAATTGCAACATATAGCTCTGGCACTTCTAACGCATAGCCTTCGTTACGCCAATATTTGTTTTCAAACTGCTTGCGATCTTGCACATCTTCAGCGGCACGGCGACGAGAGCCTTTTTGCGTGTAAATGTGTAGATTTTTGAGGGTGGTAGCAACAATGCGCTTGCCCGGCATGAATGGTGGGACAATGGCTTTTTTGCCAGCAACAATGGTATCAAGCTGAGCGGCTGCGATGTTTTCTGTCGGCGTGTCAGCTTTGCTATATAACCGGAATTGTTCCGCCGCTAACAGTTCACTACCGACCAAAATCACAATATCAGGGTCATTACGGCATTCGATCGGCAAATGATTTACCAGATCTGACGCCATAGCGTCTAATGTTGCGTAAGTTCCGCCAACACCCAGCGTTACAGGGGAAGTTAAAACCTGTGCGCCGCCGTTCCATTCCTTGGCAATTTGATGCCAACCTTTATTGACATCTTCGCCATTTGGGTATAACTCAGGATCGGTTGTATCTGAAACATGAGCACCATTAAAGCCAACCCGGATCATATCTAGTGCAAACTGCTTATCGATAAAATCTTGCATCATGCGGAAGAATTGGCCTTCATCACCTGAATTAGCCCACACGCTAAGTGTAGCCCAATCCAAAGCGGCACATGAATCGGTTTCACTCAATTTATAAGTGTTGCCGTCAACACCCAATTTACGAATAAATCGACCACCTGCTTTACGACCAGTTAATAATTGTGACGTCCCGGTCACAATGACTTGTCCCGCTAGTTGATCAACATCATAGCAAGTCACCATTTGTAAAAATTCGGTACTATGCAAAATAGCTTCACGTAAACGGGTGTCCATTGGATTTGACAATGAAAATTGCTTAGTTACATTTGTAACTCCGGCTTGTTTCGCCAGTGTTGAGCAATATTTTTGTAATAAAATTTCTGCTTTTGGGTTTAACATATATTTATCCTGTGGTTAATTAGTGCAACTCAATACCAAATTCTCGTGAACTGATGCCCGGTTTTGGGGTTTTGATCGCCGTTTTAGATAACGCATTAAATCGTTGTTGTAGCGCCTTGTTATCTTTTTTTAATTGTTCGATTTGGCGTGCGAGTTTTGAATATTCGGTACTTGACTCGGAGCCTTCGGCGACATCCTGCGCCACTTCGACGCTTTCCTCGATATCGTCGATTTGTTCTTGAATTTCTTCGGCTGTTTCCTGTGCTGCTTCGGTATTGCCATTTTCAAGTTGCTCAAGTAAAGCCTTGTTTTGCTCTTGTAATTCTTGAATTAAAGCGTTGGCTTCGGCCAATTGTGCGAGCAATGCGTCAATTTCTTCTTGTGTCATGCTGAATATCTCTCTTGTGAGTTTAGATAAATTAATCTTTTGTCTTGATTTGCTGATTTCGTTATTACCAAACAGCAAAACTGGAGCAGTTCGAAAACCGATTTTATTAGTCGAAAAAGAAAGTCGGGATAATCCGGTACTCGCAGGCTGATCAGTCGCTGCCAGTCCCACTAGATAAAAATCTCCCTCATCTGGAAAATTCGGCATAATCTCAACTGACGAGTAAATTTTTTGCTCTTGCTCGTTCATAGATTGCAAAATCGCATTTGCACGTAGACGAGCCAATAATCGCAATTTGCCGTTTTTTTCTTCTAACTTTAATTCTTCAACTGTGCCCAAGTTGGATGAGAACACCCGTGAATCAACGTCTTCATGCTCACACCAAATTAGAGCTTGATAAAATTCCGGACTATAATTTTTTACAGAGCTTTCCAACCATTCGCGTTTAATTTCTCTGCCGTCAATAGTTTTGCCCTCTTGTGCAATGCATAGCCAGTCACTGATTTTTATTTCTTGAGCCATAAAATTTAATTGAAATGTTTAAATGATGTGCGTATGTTAACTTTTGGCTATTGAGTTTGCACTTGATGCGTTTCGGATATAACGCCTTTTCCGAAAAGGGTTTGCTGAATGTTTTCGGTGATTGCTAGACAATAGTCACATGAGATACAAACCCGAACTAATAAAAGCAGCGCAAGCGCTTTATTTGAAACGATATACACCTAAAGAAATTGCCAAATCGTTACATTTAAAAAATGTGAGGATCGTCTACTATTGGGCGGAAAAATATAAGTGGGCGTTACTTTTAAGTGAGGAGTCGATCGAGGATGCGATAAATCGACGACTAGCATTATTAATTGGTCGTGATGATAAAACAGAACTCGAATTAAAGGAAATTGACAACCTAGTTATTCAACATGTCAAAATAGCTAAAGCTCGCAGTAATGCCCGACCTGAATTATCACCCGTTGCCGGCGAAGTGAGTGAAGCCGTTACATGTCAACCCAACTTACAACAATTAAATGAAAAACCCGGTAAAAAACCACGCCGTAAGCGTAAAAATGATATTTCAAGCATTACATCTACACAACTGGAAGATGTGGCAAAAATGCTGTTATATCCCCACCAGCTTTATGTTAGAGACCATAAAAATGCATCACGCTATCGATTTATTTTAAAAAGTAGGCAAATCGGTTTTACATTTTATTTTGCATTCGAGGCATTCGAAGACGCGATATTAACTGGCAACAATCAAATTTTTGTCTCGTCATCAAAAGCACAAGCTCGTGTATTTTCAATGTACATAAAACGTATTGCAGATGAATTTTTTAATATTGAAATCAAAGGCGGCGACATTATCACACTCAGTAATCACGCCAATTTGATTTTATGTGCAAACAATGTGAGTACTGCTCAAAGTTATAGTGGCAATGTGTATTTTGACGAGGTTTTCTGGATGTCAAAATTTATTGACCTATACACTGGCGCAAAAGGAATGGCTACACTGGGTGATTTCAAAATAACGTTATTTTCAACACCCAGCACTAAAGATCACCCGTGTTATAAATTATGGTCGGGTGAGGAATGGAAAAATGGTTCACCCAAACGTAAAGGCATCGAGTTTCCTAATGATCAATCGTTACGAATGAATGGCACGGTATGCCCTGACAGATTTTGGCGTTTATTAATCACAATGGAAGATGCCATAAAACTTGGGTTTGATAAAGTTGACATAGAGGATTTGAGGGATTCAAACAGTGCACAGGCCTTTAATATCCTGTATTGCTGTAAATTTGCCGAAAGCGGGAAAGGTGTTTTTAATTTTGAAAAACTCCAAAAGTGCATTACTGACGCCACAAAATGGCAAGATTTAGATTTAAACGCCGCCAGACCGTTTGGTAACCGTGAGGTGTGGGCAGGATTTGACCCAAGCCGCACCCGTGATAATGCAACCTTTGTATTAGTTGCACCACCGTTACACCCAGATGAAAAATTCAGAGTAATCGCTATTTATCAATGGCGAGGGATGAATTTTAAATATATGGCCAATGAAATAAAAAAAATTAAAGAGAAATTTAACATTACTTACATTGGCATTGATATAACCGGCATCGGGTACGGTGTTTATGAGCATATCAGAGAGTTTGCTCGTCGTGAAGTGCGAGATATTCATTATAACGTCAACATTAAAAATCAATTGGTTTTAAAAATGGTGGATGTTGTAGAAGAAGGGCGTATAGAGTGGGACGAGGAGCAAAAAACCTTAATCACTGCGTTTATGTCAATCGAACAGCAAACTACCGCAAAATCCAATCAAATCACCTACGCTGCCAGCAGAACTGAAACAACGGGGCACGCAGACGAATTTTTTGCAATTGCTCATGCTGTTTTTAATGAGCCGTTAAACAATACTAAAAAACGTAAATCTACGTGGATACTACCAAAATGATTAAATTATTTAAGAGAAAAACAAAACCGAAAACCACCCGCTTAAGTTCAATTACATTTGAGCGACCGGAGACAGTTTTAACCGATTTAACCTATTATCACAATGCACGTAATGACTATGAAAGTGATTGTTATGTCATCCCGGTTGACCGTCTGGCGTTATCACAATTACCCAACATCAACCCCCAACACGGGGGGATTGTGCAAGCTCGGAGAAATATGTTATTGAGCACGTATATAAGCGGCGGGTTAAGCAAAATGCAGGCCATGTCGGCATTTTTAGACTTAATCATATTTGGTGATTGTTATCTGTTAAAACTGCGTAACGTGTTCGGGCAGGTTGTCTCATTAGAGCCGTTAATGTCACTGTATATCAGGGCACAAAAAAATGACGATGAAAACGAGATCACAGGGTGGGTATTCCCAAATAAACATGAAACCATTATTTACCCGGTTGAAGACGTGATCCAAGTTGGAATGCCGGATACTCAGCAAAAAGTATATGGCTTGCCCGATTATTTGGGCGGCGTTAACGGCGCAATGCTAAACAGTGAGGCAACCATGTTCCGCCGGCGTTATTACAATAACGGCGCACACATGGGCTATATTTTTTATATTAATGACCCCAATTTATCAGATGAAGTCGAAAACGAAATAAAAGAGAGAATTGAAAGCTCAAAGGGGGTCGGGAATTTCCGAAACATGTTCGTTAACATCCCGGACGGCGGAGAAAAAGCGATTCAACTGATCCCCGTTGGCGATCTAAACTCGGCAAAAGATGAATTTGCTAATATCAAGAATATTACGGCACAAGACTTACTGAATGCGCACCGATTCCCAGCGGGGTTATCTGGCGTAATTCCGGCCAACGGGTCAAATAATGGCGATATTACAAAATTACGTAAAAATTACATGGCAACAGAAACAAGAGTACTGCAAGATCTGATTATGGATTCTGTGAATAGTGATCCCGATATTAATAATTCACCATTAAAACAGGAATTACTTGTAAATTTTGAAGTAGTTATGCCACCAACTGATTAAAATATGTTATAATTGGCTCGTGTAGACTGAAAGGGGATAACATGAGCCGAACTCCATTGCTAACCTGTCCTGAATGTGGCCAAAAGGCCATTATCACTAAAACCGCACGAACTCATAAACTATTAAATTATCAATACTGCTCT